AGACGGAGATATGCGTATGTGCGGGAGGATTTCGCAGTACACCGATATTAGGGAGTACGTGGCGACACTGGGCATGACGGGCGTCTTTGCGAACTCCGTCGGCGAGCTGCCGCTGGAGCGCTACAACGTAGCACCATCTACCCAAGTCGCTCTGCTCCACCTGCAGGGCGATCTACTGCAAGCCGACCTGGTGCGCTGGGGATGGCGGCCACACTGGGCAAAGGATCGTGCCGCGCCGATCAATGCCCGTGTCGAGAAGGTTGCCCACGGCCCTTTCTTCCGGGCGATCTGGCCGCACCGTGCAATCACGCCCATCGACAATTGGTTTGAATGGGTGGACGAAGGTGGCCCGAAGAAACAGCCGTATTTGATACGTCGGCGGGACGGCGCACCCGTGCTGTGCGCGGCCATTGGCCAACTGCCAGACGCGGACGAAGGACCTGGCGAGCATGACGGCTTTGTGATCATCACCGCCGACAGCGCCGGCGGCATGGTGGACATCCACGACCGTCGGCCCGTAGTGCTGACGCCGGACTTGGCTCGGGAATGGTTGGACCCAGCCACGCCCAAAGAGCGCGCCGAACAGATGGTGCTGCATCAGGGCGAACCAGCCGAGGCCTTCGAATGGTTCAAGGTCGATACCGCCGTGGGCAATGTGCGGAACCAGGGGTCCAAGCTGATACAGCCGGCCCCTTAGAACAGCCCGCCTAAGTCGGAGGGCTTCCAATTCATAATCACGAGCTCGCCGCTGACCTCGGCCTTTCCCTGACGCTGATTGGTGGTGCTGTACCGAATGTCCAGCGTTTCGAAGTGGAACCCTTCAAAAACCCGCCGGATATCTGGGTGGTCGTTGATGCTCACCATCACCTTGCCTTTACAACGGCGCATGAAGTCGGCCATCCGCTCATAGTTTTCAAAGGGGAAGTCCACGCCATATCCGGCGGTCTGCCAGTAAGGCGGGTCCATGTAATGGAAGGTGTGCGGTCGATCGTATCGTTCAGCGCATTCAAGCCAGCCCAAGTTCTCGACATAGGTGCCGGACAGCCGTTGCCAAGCTGCAGACAGATTCTCCTCGATCCGCAATAGGTTAATGGCTGGGCCAGTTGTTGCTGTACCGAAGGTCTGTCCACTCACCTTGCCGGCGAAGGCATGGTGTTGCAGGTAGAAAAACCTAGCAGCTCGCTGGATGTCGGTGAGCGTTTCCGGCCTGGCCATCTTATGCCACTCAAATACTTGTCTAGAACTGAGCGCCCATTTGAACTGGCGCACGAACTCCTCCAGATGGTTTTGCACCACCCGATACAGCGTAACTAGGTCGCCATTGATGTCGTTGAGAACTTCAACAGGGGCCGCCTGGGGCCGCATAAAGTAAAGGGCGGCGCCGCCAGCGAAGACCTCCACATAGCACTCATGTGGAGGGAAGAGAGGGATCAAGCGATCGGCCAAGCGGCGCTTGCCACCCATCCATGGAACGATTGGGGTTGTCATTTTTGCAATCCTTTGCAAGTGAGGTTTTCATTGAGGTCATTCTAATTTTTAGCGGCCGCGATTTTATGTCAGCGGGCAATTTCCCTGACGTACGCTTGGCATGCCCGCAACGCGATCAATCCTTGGTCGCCGTCGTCGGTAATGCCGATAATTCGTTGAGCATGCGCTGGCTCAAGTTGGGCTCGACGGGCTGCATGAACCACGCCGACGGTGCCGGGGGCGGCAGGCACATTGCAGCCACTGGCTGGATCCTTGAGGAGGACTGACAGCCGGACATCAGTAGTAGCAAGCTGGTCACGCAGGCGAGCCTGGTTGCGATGGGCATCGGATAATTCCTTGATGTGTTGTTGGTCCTGGCCGGAGAGCTTCTGCTGCAGGGCCAGCCGCTTATCTTGCTCGGTACGGACCTGGGCGGCAGCGGCATTACTGATCGCGGCCAAGTCATCCTTGTGCACGCCGGCCTGCTCTTCGAGCTTCTTGCCCATGCGCCAGCCCTGCACCTGCCAGGTCAATCCCGCAGCGACGGCCATGAACACCAGGATGAGCACCACCAGGCCAGCAAGCTTCTGCACCGGCGTCATGCCAACACCTTCTTCGCTCGCTCCCACAATTGCAGGCGATCTTCCAGGCCGTTGAGTCCACCGTTAATACGCCGCGTGATCTTCGTGAAATCCCCCTGATCTGCCAGCGTGTTCAGGCCTTTCGTAGACCAGAACCAGGCCGCCGACATCGCGGCGTACTGCGGCTGCTCCAACAGTGTTGGTTGAATGATCAAGTCCAGGCCCAGCGCCTCACCGCACGCCGCATAGTTCGCACGGCCCGTTATCTGGATCAGGCCCCGGCCACGGTACTTGGAGCCATCACCCGGCACGAAATTGCCGAGGTCGGCGCGACCTTCGTAGGCGGCCTGCTGCGCCGTCGGCCCCCAAATCTCGCGCACGTAGCGCAACTGGCCTGACTCATGTCCGACCTGGGTGATGAATGCGGCGGCTCGTCTTGCGCCGACAATGCCGTAACGGTTCATGGCCGTGTTCAGGACAGAAACAAAAACGCCGGCTTGAGGGCCGGCGTTCGGGAGGATTTGCAGCAACTGCTGCTGGGTGATCGACATACAAGCTCCTAATGTGAATTGCCCGCACGCGGCGGACATGGATAGCGCGTAGCGCCGCTACGCCAGACTGACAACTTTTACTGGTTTCTCTACCTTCTTGGCTTTCTTGCCCTTAGCTTTTGCTTTGCCCTTTTTCCCGCCGTTGCATTCAACGGTGGTCGACCAGCCGGCTTGGGTGAATGTCTGCTCCACCGAATCCACCAGATACTCGCCATCGAGCCCCACCTTGAAGCCCTGGGCATTGATAGAGCGCTCCGCGAATAGATCCGTGCGTCCGTCCATTTCCAGGCGCACGCCGGCCGTGGAGCGGTTGAACGCAGCTAAGCGCGCCTTAGCCGCGGATTCGGCGGCGGTTTTGTTCGGGTGAATATGGCGGTCGGTGTGCACTGCCGGCAGGCCATCCGGCACGTCGTCGTTGTCCAGGGACACCACCGATAACTTGCCCGTCTTCTTGTCCTGATGCTTGGCCGCCACGGTCTTGTGCGCGTTACGGTCGCCAAGGCGGAATTGCCAACGGCTTACGTCGCTGCGCGTGATGGTGATCGCGCCAATCACCTTGCCGCTGGCACTCAGGCCCGCTTGGCGCTGCATCACCATCAACTTACCGTCGCCCACCTTGGCGGTGCAGTCGTATTGCTTGGCCAGCCGCGTGACAAAGCTAAAGTCGGATTCGTGGAGCTGGTCAGCCCGCGCGACTTTCGTGGCGATGGTGCAGGCCGGCGTCCAGCCATTGCGCGCCGCAATGTCAGAAACGATTTTCGACAAGGGCACGTCTTCCCAGCTACCGCTGCGGATCGATTTGCCAGTGCCGCGCATGTCGCTGGCCTTGCCCCGAATAACGATGGTGTCCGGCGGGCCGGATACCTCAATCTCGTCAACCACATATCGGCCCAGGCGCACCAGGGACGTTTCGGCGTAGCCCAGGTAGACTTCGATCCCGGCGCCGCGCTTGGGAAGCGTCACCAGGCTATCACGGTCATCAATGCGCAACTCAAACTCGTCCGATTCCATGCCGGGCTTGTCCGTGGTGCGTAACAGTAAAAGCCGATCGTTAATCAGCGACGTGATGTCGGAACCATTCGCGACGATTCTAAATTGCGGGGTCATAGAGCATTGGCCAATAGAGCGCACTGGGCGGAATTAGAGGGAGGCGTTACGCGTAACGCTGAGTGGACTCAGCCCACGGCCGCCCATAGAATCCCGGCCTTCAACTCAGCCAGTAAGGAAACCCCATGAAACGGACTTTATTTGCCGCACTGCTCGCCGGCGTCGCACTTTCTAGCCAGGCCGCCGAACCAACGAAGCGCGAAGCGAAAGACTTCATTACTCGCCTGGATGCAGCGGTAGAGCGCGGTAACACGCAGATCCTCAGCGGCAAGATTGATCCTGTAGCCCGCCGTAAGCAGGCCCAGGACTTGACCGCACTCCAGAATGAAGGTGAAAAATTCGGGGTTCTCTTTACCCCGTTCCACAAGTGCAACGAGGCTTCAATCAGCGCTTCGTCGTCGTGGCAAGGCCTGCTTGGCAACAACAAGCAGCAGTTCGACAACGGCATAGACAGCTACGAAAAAGAACACCAGGCCTGCCTGGATGCGGTGAACTGAATCAATCCCAAAGGGCCACTTGTTCATCCACGGGGCCTGGCAGATCCGGCAAGACAATCACCACGCCGGCACGGTAAGGCTGATCCTCATCGGCCAGGCCCTGATTGGCCGCCAGCACGGCCTCAACACTGCCCACCAGATGGCCATAGTAGTTATGGCAAATGGTATCGAGCAGATCCCCGTCAGATGTTCTGCATGTCGTCGCCATAGCGCACAAACTCCAAGGTAAACGCCTGTTTGCGGGGGATACCGCCCTGCATCAGCGCGCTTTGGTCTTCGTCAATCGTCTTGAGGCACCAGGTGCCCAGCACAACGCCATAGCCCGTGGTCAGGGTTATCGGCTTGAGCTGGGAGCCCATCGAGCGCAGCGTATTGAGCTGTTCCAGCCCGCCCCGGTAGCCCGGGAAAATATCGCCCTTAAGCGTGATTTTCTCGTCTCCCATCCCCACGGCCTGCTGGGCAGACCGGCGCGTCAGGCGCTCCTGGGAGGCCCAGCGGTACTCGGTCGAGCGGCGCAGCGAATCAAAGGCCGCCGTATCGAGGTTGAAGTAATACGGCTGCGCTTTCGGGTCCAGCGGCTGAATGATCAGCAGATGGGGAAAAGGCTTCACCGCCTCTTTCGCCGGCGTGCCGTCCGTAGCAAACGCACCGGTTGGCAGGATGTTGGCCAACGACGGGTCAATCTTGCCGGCGATCTTGTTGATCGCCGTAGCCGCCCGGCCGGCCTGCTCTTTCAAAGTACCCAGGCGCTCGTCAATCTGCGACAGGGCGCGCGTGGCCCGGTTATAAGTCGCCACCACCTGGCCAACCTTGGCCTGGGCAGTGGCAATCCCACGCATGACTCGCTGAAGCTTTGCCCCCACGGCCGGGCCAATAAACGGCAGATCCTCCAGCTCGTTGGCCGCTCCGGTGATTTCGCTGATCGCACCGTTTACCGGCCCCATCATCCCATCAATACTGCGCCGGCCCGCTTCACCGGCCGAGGCCAGGTACTTCAGGCCAGACTGTAGCTGTGCCAGTGATTCCATATTCCCCCCTTAGGTATGCGGCGCGTCGTAGAGTTTGCGGTTTTCGAGCTGCTGGGCGATTTCCCGTTGCTGCTGCTCCATCAGTGGCCGCAGCTGGGCCATAAGCTCGGCCGGATCCTTCACATCCCCTTGCACCGTCAGCGTGATAGGCGCGTGAATGTCCACCTTGGGCTCGATCTTCGCCGGCTGCACCTTGGCGACCACGGCCGCCGCAAGCGGTCCAGCCGTCGCATCTGCGGCGGCCTGGGGCATCATCATGGCGCGCGAAACATCGCCCGGATTAAGGGCGCTTGGCGTTGCCGGCAACGCGCCCTGACCTGGATTGGCCAACATCAGCGGGCCCGTACGAGACGGGGCAAAAGACTTGGCAATATCCCCCAGCACTGGCGGGATGTCCTTGCCGGCATCCTTCATCATCAGCGGCCCGGCCACGGGCATGACCTTCTTGCTTTCGTCAGAGCCAAACATTGACTTGCCGATGGCACCGCCCAGGGCGTCACCGCCCAAGCTTCCCAGATAGCCCCCAATCAGGCCGCCCACGATGGTGCCGATTACCGGCACTGCCGAACCAATGGCCGCACCGGCCGCCGCACCGGCGAGCGTGCCAGCAAGTCCGCCAGCCGCAGCGCCATAGCCTTCGGCTTTTTCGTCCTGGGTTTCAGCGTTGTCGTAAGTGTCTTTGACCTTAAAACCGGCCTCTATCACGGCCAATACTGCCGGCCCCTTCATGCCCGCCCCAATGCCACGCCCGGGGCTTCGGCCGCCACGGCCGCCGCCCTTGCCCTTGCCTTTCCCGTCCTTTACGCCGGTGTCATCGAGGTCGCCCATTCCCATGCCACCAGATCCGCCCACGGGCATGTTGGTGACAATGACTTTTTGCGGGATGTTGGGGTTACCCATCAGCGAGCCGCGCCCAAGGTTGAGCAACCCCTTGGCAATCTTGAATCCGCTCATAGCGGTCTGAAACGCGATCACAGCGGCCACGGCGGCGCCGATCCCCGTCACAACCCGGGGCGACTCGTCCGAGAGCTTGGCTAGCCCCTGGGTGACGTAGGCCAACCCGTCCGCCACTTTGTCAGTGACCGGCCGGAATGCGTCACCAATGGCGCGCATGGCCTCGTCCATACCCTGGGCCATTTCCGCCCATTTTTGCGCTGACGCCTGCCGGCGTTCCTCAAGGTTCTTATCAAGGATCCCGGTGGCACTGGCCGAGTCTTTCTTGAGCTGCGCGTACAGCTCTTTGTTCTGCATGAAGGCCGTCAAAGCGCCCTTAACCTGCATGTCCGCGAACAGATCACCCGTGCGCAAAGCCTGTTCCAGGGAGGCAATCATGGCCTTGGCTTTCTCGGGGTCAGCCTCCTTACTGATCTTCGCCGTAGCGGCCGCCATCGCGGCGGCCTTCTTCGGATCCGTTGCCGCAATGTACTTCTGTGCCAGCTCAAAGCTGGATTCCAGGGTTGATTTACCGTTCTGCAGGCCGGTATTCATCGACGCTTGATAGTCAATCCCTGCATCCTTGTAGGCCTTGACCGTATCGCCAGAACCGATTTTCTCCATCCAGTTCTTGAGGTTGTTGGCCGCCTCGTCGGCACCGCCGGCGGTCTTCATTTGCACCTGAAGCATTGAGCCCAGTTGCGTCACCGCATCCATGCCGGTGATACCGATCTTGCCCATGCCCGCCAACAGCTCAGGGAACCAACGCGCCATGTCGGCCGCTTCAAAGCTGCCCGCCTGGCCCTGATAGGCGATGGCCTCCAGCGCCTTTTGCATCACGGCCGGGTCGGAGATTTTGGCGTTCTGCCCCAGGGCGTTGATCATGCGGGCCGTTTCGCCGCCGTCCGAACCCTGGCCCACGGCAAACTTGGCCGCGACAGGTGCGTACGACAGGGCCTTATCCAGCTCCATGCCGGCACCCACCAAAGCGTTGACCACCTCGGCCACCTGATTGCGGGCCATGCCGGTATCGCGCGACGTGCCAATAATCGTCTTGGCCATCTGCGCTTCTTCGGGCTTGTTGGCAATGTTCGCCTTGATCGCAATGTCACGGACAATCGCGCCAAAGTCCGCGCTAACCTTCGTCGGAATGGCCATTGCTGCCGT